CTTGCACCAGCACAATCCTCGCTGGATCCCAAGTGGGAGCCAGGGAAGGCTTCGTTACGTACGCTGTTTCCTTAAGCCTTAAGGATAGGCGTCCGTCGCGGACGTACCCGCTAAGAAAAGAGCAAAGCATCCCATCAGGGTTAGCAATGCGTTTCCTAGCGTAAAGCTTCTTCTCGTTGTATAGATCGAGATAACGACTGCGTGGCATCCATTTAAAGTATTTTATACTTTGTGTATGCTTGCATATCTTAGTCTGACCTAAACAATTGAAAGGAACCTTAATTCCAGCGTCATCATTCTCCCAGGGAGGTACAAACCTCTTAGGAAGTTTAGAGTAAAGATACCGGGTAGTATTCGTTAAGAATATACCTGTATCAGCGCTCCATTGATGAAGCCGGTTTAGTACGACAACGCGATTCTGCAGTGATTGGAGTGTTTTTACATAAACTCCTCTCACGGGGCAACCACGAAAGTAGTCACCCCCGCAGCTCTCGCGAAAAGGCCCTTCAAAGAAGGATTTGTCAGCATTAACTTCGAACCCGAGTATCTCCAAGAGACGGACTACTGTGCTATAAGTTTCCTTATATACAATAATATCGTCTCCAAAGACACCAAAGTTCTTAGCTAACTTGCAATCATTGCCACGCACGTTTACCAACTCGGTCTCACGACTGAGTCCGTGCATGTCATATGCAGCCGACACGACAGCAGCGAACAACATAGTCTGCAAAGGAAAGGTAAAACCATTTCCCATTGTAGATACCATGTTTAGTTGCACTTGGCTCCCGTCAGGGAGCTTGCACGATGGAGAACGGAGAATATCCAGATAGGACACAAAGTCCTTCGGGAACATCTCCTTAACCATACTATATGCAATAGAGTCAGACGCAGAACTAAGATCAATTGTAGAATATTGATCCGTTAAGCTTCCAACTCTAGCAAGTTCACGATTTCGATCCGGTTGAACAGAGAGATCAAGGCCGAAATAGCCTTTTAATCTCCGTTCTAGGAGCGAACCTAACCCAAGTTGCCCATACATATTGATGGATGGTTCAACACAGGTTATGCGTGATGTCACCTTTGTCTTCGGTACGAAGCTGAGGCGGTTACCTGCAACTAGCTCGGGAGCACCGAACGCCTCTAGCCGATTTTTCTCGGCATTGAGGTTAGTAGGGGCACCTGCTATGCTAGCTTTGTAGGCGTATACTAGACCACTGTTAGAAGCAGCCATTCGGGAACTATACATTTTCGTATAGTTATCCTCCCCGATTGACCCGATAGAGCTACCAGGACCTGTTCTACCAACACTAAATAAGTGAGATAGATCAGATACCAGCGGCATACCGGAGGGAAAGAGAAAGTTGTAAAGGTGCCGTTTAACGGTACCAATAGCTTCCTCTTCCCAACTATGCTTTAACAGCAAACTCCAAGTCCTACACTGTTCATTTACAGCAAGGAACTTTGCCAAAGAGACACTGTCCGCATCTGGGTTAGTAAAATCTACGTTTTTCTTGTAGAAAGACTTTCCTAGAGCTAAGGCAGCGTATTGTTTGGGAGTTATATCTGGCCAAGGATCCAGTCCTTCCACGTCGCCGCTTTCTAAGCGAGATATGGTTGAACTGTCAAGATGGTTAGATAGGTCTAGCAGCAGGCTAGAATAAAGAACGATCGACTTACGGTCCATAAGGTTCTCCAACTATAGCAATGTCAATTATCTCCCGTAAGGGAACTGGTATAAACCAGTTGAGCTGTCGCCAATAATCGTCTCTCCGAGAGGAGGGAAGAGTATCGGAATAATGACCGCAGGCGGTAAGCCTAAGGCCACTACGACAACTAAGATAAAATACTTTGATCGAATCAGATTTCTGATTCCTTTTCGGGCGCTCATTTTAATAAACGCCTGAGATCACAGTATCGCCAAGACCGGCACTGGTATTATCCAGGGCGCCGATATGGCAAGACAGAGCTGCACGAACACTACTAGAGTCAGAAGTTTCCGAACCAGCAGGTACTTCCACAATTGTGGTTACCAGCATGGTACGTAGACTTCCCCACGAATCGACTTTCACCGATTTGCGGGTTATCTGCTTGTAGACGTTCATGGGCGCAGCCATCGTATAGCCTTGAAAATCTTGAGTCCGCTGTTTAGTAACAGCAGGTTTAAAGAAAGACAAGGTAAACGGAGCTGATGCCGTAGTTGCAGAGACCCCAGCTTGCGTACCGCCAATAGCGGTAATAGCAAACTGTTTTCCATTGCTGGAAGGGGCCGTGTCGGCAGATAGGGTATACGTTGGTGACGTAAGCCCAGTCTGTGATGTCCCAGTTAAGGGAGTGCTTGGAGACCAAGCCATAAGGATTTCTCCTAAGTGGTAAGGGTTGAAAGAAAGGGAGATAATAAAGAACCCTAAAGGGTACTGACCTTGTTGAGTAGCTTGTTAAAGCCACGCTTCAAGGACTGTCTTTTCACTCGATTCAGGGCTGCAATGTTCAACCATTGTGTGGTTGTACGCGGCAGTCTAAACCTAAGGTCCGGCATAGAAACCGTACCAATAGGCGAACGAGCGATAGTCTTGTTCTCTCCCCGGTAAACGCTAGGTGAGTTTGCTTCCGCATAAATCTTGAAAAGAGGATTATCTGGATAATACGTGTTGTTGCTACGAAAGTCTACGGACTGGACAATTCCAATCCGCCCTTCGGTTCTAGCACCCCACGCAAGTTCAGGCCTCCTGAGAGATGCGGCATCGATGAATTTACCAACATTAGTAAAATAATCGATGAGAAAGGAATAAGGAATAAGTTCCCATACTGTAGGTATAATCTGCGAAGGGTCGAAACCCCAAGTAGCATACTTACTATTGTACGGAGACTGTTCCCCAAGCCTTATGGCGCCTCTGTATGTGACGAATGTCTTATACTCGGTACGAGTACCGTATATAAAGCCAATACCGCCACTTCCAGAGTTTACAGCATTTGGGTTGTACACTTCCTCTTTAACAGATCCTTCGGTTTTAATCTGGATAAGTTCCCGATTAAGCCGATATTTCTGATCCTCAACTGCGTTAGCAGCGTCGGATATATTAGAGATAAGAGGTGCCCAGCCAAACGATGCTTCAAGCCATGTCCCACGCAGGTAAGAGTTAGCGGATCGTATCGATTTACGTGACAACCTCATGGCTCGCGCTATGTGGTTATCATGATATCGGCGTATCCTTTCTCTTAAAGCCCTTGCGGGACTCTTAAACATACGAATGGATTCTCGCAGCTCGCCCATGACAGTTAGCCCCTGGAAAGAGGTTACCTGTCGTCGGTACTCGCTGTAGAATTTTTCCCTAGCGATGTTTTCGGCCTGGTCTATCGTCGAGGATGCTGGAAGTGCTGGAAGTCCTATAGTATATAGGATATCACCAGAATACTCCCGGTACAGATGGTTAGTAGGAGTCGTTTCGAACTCATATACATGAAGTCCGTTAGACGATGAGATTTTCTGCTTTCCACCAACAAAATTGGTGGTTGCGTTAGAACCTCTCGCTACTTTTTTATACCAATATTTCTGACGCTCGCCTTGTGTGTAGTTCTCAGTTACGTATATCCGCTCATTTTGGATAGGGCCAGGTTCTGGCTCTCCAATTTGATAAGATAAACGTCTGCGAACGAGACGCACATTCGATTTGTCATATTTAAAGTATTCCATCTGGAAACCTCTCTGTTGGACCAAGATCC